CTCCTGCAAGCATTTTGAACTTTTATGATCAACTCTCACCTGGAAAAACCAATCCTGGCATGCGTGAATATTCTTACACGGTGGGATATTCTACTGTTGAAGCCCTTGTTGCGATTGCAGGAATTGATTCTGCTATGAACCTCATAGTTCAGGCCACGACTGGAACAACATTTAATCAAGCATTTAAAAATGTTTATGGCATTGAATGGAAAGTTGCAGCACCAATACTTGCTGAATTAGTTTCTAAGCAGTACAAGTCATGACCTGTACTAAGTACGGATGCGACTATCAATTAGACCTTGATGGTCAAGTAACCTGTGCTGTCTGTGGGGCTATGGATGATGACGCATCAACTCCAATAACATTAGATATGTTTGAGGCCCAAGTTGACTTTGAGTAATGGCTCTGATATAATAGTATAATGCTAACAATAACTTTAATACTACTTACTTGGTATACCACAAAGGTATACTACACAAGAACCTTAACCATTCAAATGCCAGCAAAAGAAGAAGGCCTTATGGTTCACGCAAAGTGCCATAAGTGTGCTCAAACCGTAGTAACCCATAGAGATAATCTCCGTGCCCCATTCTACTGTTTGGCATGCAAGTAAGTCATGGACAAGTTTGAGTCCTCTTGGAGCCTATATGCTAAGAAGATTGATTCTTACAGGGTAGCCTGTAGCCAATGTAATCAACTATACTTTAAGCAAAATGATGAGCCTTTTGTATGCTTAAAATGCTCTTCAAGTTAATGGTATAATGGTTATATGGCATACATGATAAATAATAAACCCGTTGGAAATGATCCTGGATCAATTGAAAGAACTGATTCATACCACAAATTTTTAAATAAATTGGGCAACTCTACAGAAAACATTGTGACCATTTCTAATTTTTTAACAGAAGAAGAAATATCTTATTTGATGAAAGACTTAGACGATAGATCCTCTCATCGTTTTGTTTCTCAAAAAGGTCCTAACGGAGAGCCATTAACTTACATGCATAAGTATGATGGTCTGCCTGATATTTACAATATCATAAGTAGAGTTAAAAATGAAATAATAAAAGCATACAATTTAGAGGATATCATTATCCTAGAAAAAGAAGACTTCTTAGGTGTTGTTCACTGGGAGACTGGATCTTACTTAAATACTCATGTAGATGATCTTGGTTATGTAACAGAGAACCACTTACCAATTATTATTTATTTAAATGATAACTATGAGGGTGGAGAGATTAAATTTGAAACACATAATGTTTCTATTAAGCCAAAGACTGGTGATTTAGTCATATTCCCTGGAAATATGCACTATGCTCATGAAGTTACAAAGGTTTTATCTGGCGACAGATACACATTGCCTATTTGGTTTACGATAGTAGAAAATTGATGGATAGCACAAAAAAAAGAAAACTGCTTGACGGGTCTGAAGTAGATGATTACGATCATCCTATTGATTTAATATTGCACACAAAGGCTCCAGGGAAATGGAAACTTATTGATCTTGAAACTGGTCAAGAGTACCTTGGCTCAGAGATATCTCATGAAACATTTGGAGAACTTTTAAGAATTAAAGTGTCACAATCCAAGATAGGGTCTTGGTTTAAAACAAAGGGGAGAGTAATAAAAAATGGATAACATAAAAAAACCTATAACATTTCACTGGATGTGGAGAAGACACTGGCAAATAAATGATAGTATTGAACACTTAGACCTTAATGGAATTCTTAAGATGGCACAAGAATTAGATGGTGCCAATGTTAAATCTGTTTTACTTCCCTATGGACCAGGAGGTATTGATTTTTCATTAGTTATACAAGAAGCATTACAAAAAACAAACCAACTAATTATGACAATTGCCTTACCAGCATACGGAACAAGCCCTGACTATGCTGCTAAAATTGTTGACACTTTAAACAGATTTGCACCTGGCAGAATTGGTGTAAACCTTGTTGCTGGAAGATGGGGAGACGAAGGAAACGGTCCTTCAGAAAAGTTAGTGCTAGACCACTACATGCACGACCCATCCCTGATTGATACCCTTGAAAAAAGAGTAAATATATCTGCAGTTTGGATGGATAAAGTCATGGACTTAATGCACAGTCATGAGCATAAAACCCATATGGCAGTTGTTGGTTCTTCAGATACAACAATTAATATAGCAAACAAGCATTGTGAATATATATATGTTGATGATAATCTATTGTTTAGAGATCAGTTTAAAAAGATTGATTTAGATAAGGTAAAGCCAATAGTCATTATTGATCCACTTATTACGACCCATCCAGACGATGAAAAGCATGTTAAGTATGATAAGAACGCTCCAGTTAGACAGCAGCATCATTTGATAAAAGGAAAATTGGTCGATGTTGTTGCACAAATAAGAGATCTATCTGAGAAATTTGGCATTTATGACTTTATGATTCATACTGATCAAGAAGATATTAGCAAGTTATTAGATATGGTAAAAAACTTTAATGATATTGTGGTTCCTGAAGGAAATGTCATAGGCTACTCTGATTTAACAGTACAAAACTTTAATAATATCGGAAGTAATCCTATGAACATAAAGACATATAAAGATTACCTTAGCGAAGATGAGTGCAAAAAGATTATAGGATTGATTAACAGCACAGAGACAAGTAATAACCGTCTTCTACAGAATGACGATGCTGGTTGGCCTGCTCTATCTTTGCTATATTATGATTCCCTTACCTATTCAGAAAGACATATACCTGGTATTCAGGCTATTTTAGAAAAAGAGTTTGGTGTAAAATTAAAGCCAAGAAATTCTCGTTTTGCTCAGTGGGTACACAAAGATAGTAAATCAATAGCAATAGATGACTTAGGACACAAGGATTCAAACCATTTAGCAGGTTGGGTATACTTAAATGATGACTATGATGGTGGGGACATATCCTTTATTAATCAGGGTGTATCTTTTAAGCCAAAGGCTGGGGATTTGGTTTTATTCCCTGGAAATAGGCACTACTGGTATCATGTTGCTGCTGCAAATGGGTCAAGATACATTATGCCAATATGGTTTGATTTCGTTTGATGGTATAATCATAGTATGAATAAATCTAAGTGCTTTTTTTGCGAAAAAGATGCAACTCATTACGACGTAGTGGTAGAACACTCTGAATATTTAGTTGCAGATGTTTGCTTAGATCATCTATCTATGGGTCTTATATCGTAGAATGAAACCCCCAAAAATAATTTCCTATCCAAGATCTGGAACTCATTATCTTCAAAACCTTATACTTGCATATTCTTCTAAAAAAATAACATTTAGCCACTATCCAGTTACTAAAAATAGTTTTGTTATAACTATTGCAAGAGATCCTTTTGATAGTATTCAATCTTTTGTAGCAATGAAAAAGTATTACAATCCAGAGACATATACTGAAACCGACTACTTAGATTACTATGTTGAACTGTATAAATATTTAGATAGTAATGCTGGCATAGTTATTGATTACAATGATCTAATTAGTTCCCCTGAAAAAATAACAAAAATTATATGTGATTTACTTGGTTTTGAAAAAAACCCATCAAACTATAATATGCATGGAGATAGAAAAGAGATTGAGTATTTAGTGTCTAGCAAAACAGTTAAAGAATATGATGAAGAATACTTTAAAATAGAAGACATGGACAACTGCTATTATGAGTACCACAAACTTCTATCTAAAGCAGATAGAGTGAGGGCTTGATAGAATGATAGAACTTACAAGAAATATTTTAGACTTTTATAAAGATACTGAGAACACCAATTGGTATTTAAAAAAATACTTTACAAATACTCTTGAGATTGGCTACTACTCTCCATATTCAAAAAATATTATTCAAAATAAACCAAATGGAGAATCTTTTTTACCAACAGTGGATGAACATAACACATACGATATTAATAGTCTTGGTCTGCGTGGAAAACTGGATATGGATGCTGATGTTCTGGCCTCTGGTTGTTCTATTACCTTTGGTATTGGGGTTCCAGAAGATGGAAGATGGACAAATATTCTAAGTAAAAAAATAAATAAAAGTGTAACAAATTTAGGAAATCCTGGAGGATCTGTAGCAACTATTTGTAACCATATCATTAACTATTGTATGAATAGCAAAATGCCAAAAGAAATTTTTTGTTTAATGCCAGATTTTCTTAGGAATATGGTTGTGGTAGACAAAGAATTTTATAAGTCAGGTGTAAAAAGAGAAAATGTTGGAACAGAAGATTATTTAGAATTAATGTTTTGTAATCCAAAAATTAAAACATATGGAGATATTGTTGTAATGGAAACAAAAGATAAACGAAATATAGAAGACTCGGTATCTCCACATCAACTAATTTTAAATGCTGTAAACTATATCTATATTTTAGAATCATTCTGTTTAGTAAACAATATAAAACTATATTGGACAACATGGGATAGACCAAGTTCTATGATCATGGAAGAACTTTCAAAACTTGAAGATTTTAAATTAAAAAAATTTGTTCCTTTTTACCCTAAAAATGCAAAAGATCAACTTCACATATTTATAAAAAATACTTGCATTGCAGATCACAATTCTGAATTTAAGGATGATTTATGTTGGCATTCTGGATCTGATTATTCTATTATAGATTATAAGAAACAACCTGAAATGTCTCATCCAGGAATTCATTTTCAATATCATGTGTCAGAGTTTTTTTATAACTTAAACAATCAAGGAGATTACAAAAAATGAAAAAAAATATACCCTATTTAATAACATATCCAAGAAGTGGGTCTCACTATTTTGACGAACTTATTTATAAAAAAGCAGGGATTCACATTGAAAAATCTCATACATTAAATTTATTATTTGATAAAAACAACAATAAACAAAGAAGGTTAATTACAATAGTCAGAGATCCAGTAGACAGCATTACCTCTTATAGCGCATATGAACAAAAAGACGCAGGGCCAAGGCCTTTGTTTGCTAGGGAGATAAGAGTTAATCAACTTCTTACAGAATACATACTTATGCATAACTTTTTGCATGATCATGCAGACTATGTTATTGATTTTAATGATCTTGTAACATATCCAGATGCTGTGACCAAAAAAATTCTAAGTCTTTTAGAAATAGATCCAGAAGATTATATATTTTTTGATAAAGGGGAAATGGAATATTCTGAAAACTATCTTGCATCAAGCAAAACTTTATCATCTTATGACAAAAATCTATTAGATAATTTTAATTTTGATTCATGTTATTTTTATTACAACAAGATTTTAGAAAAAAAGATTATAATTTAAAGAATTTGACAAAACTAAGACACTAAGGTATACTAAATATATGAACCAATTTATGCAAGACTACGCATCCTGGGTGCTTGCTGTTATTGGAGTTACGGGCATATTCTTTGTTGGTCGTAAGACCATTTGGGGATGGTTCGTACTCCTATTTAACGAATGCCTTTGGATAGCCTATGCTCTTTATACTGATCAATATGGCTTTATTTTCAGTGCCCTCGCATATGCAGGAGTTTATATTAAATCATACCTACACTGGAAGAGAGAAGAATGAAGCCTAATCAGTGCGTAAAGTGTGATATGAATAAAAAAGATCCTTTATTTTGGGATACACATCAGACCATGAATGATGATCAGGTTTGGTGTGCCAAAAGAACCTAAGATAACTCAAATGGATTGGCGTGGTCTTGGGTATTGGCCTATATATAAAGATGGTAAAAAGGTTTGGGTAAAAGACGATAACAGAAAGAACTCATAACAGGTTTTGCAACCTTATGATACAATTAATTATGAAATTTTTAACAAGAGATATTTTTCCTTTTTATAAACTAAATGAAGAAAATGATTGGTATTTAAAAAGGTTTTTTTCAAATACAAAAGAAATTGGACTTTATAAGCCAGGCAGTGAAGATGTTGTTAGTTCACAGCGTATGAATAAAGATAATTCTGTAGAAACAGTTGATGAAGTAAATACATACAAGATAAACTCTATTGGTTTTAGGGGAGAAATTGATGAAAACTCAGAGATACTTGCATCTGGTTGCTCTATAACCTTTGGTCTGGGGGTTCCAGAATTGGGTAGGTGGACAAACCTTTTAAGCAAAAAGATTAACAAAAGTGTTACGAACTTAGGTAATCCTGGAGACTCAGTAGAAAATATTTGTATGAACATCATCCAGTACTGCTTAAACACTAAAATGCCAAAAGAAATCTTTTGCTTTTTCCCAGATTTTTTTAGAAGCGTGGTGATAGTAGACAAAGAATTTTATAAGTCAAGAGTTAATAGGGGCAGTATGGGAACAAAAGATAGCCTAGAACAAGTTTTTTGCAACCCAAAAATAATTCAAGACAAGAAATCATTTTTTATGGAAATAGAAAATCAAAAATATATAGAGGACTCAACTTCTCCACACCAACTAATCGTAGATTCTATTAAATTTATTTATATTTTAGAGTCATTTTGTTTGTCAAATAATATAAAATTACATTGGACAACTTGGAACATCCCTTCTTCTTATATTTTAGAAGAATTAAGTAAAATAGAAAACTTTAAATTAAAAAATTTCACATCTCTTTATCCCCCTGATTCAGAATATGAGGGTATGGGTGCACTTATACTAGAAAGTTGTGATCCAAACACTCATGAACACGAGTTTAAAGATCATCCATCTTGGGTTGTTGGCTCTGACTATGCCTTTATAGATGGTAAAAAAACATTTAAAAATTCTCATCCAGGAATACATGTTCAGGAACATGTTTCAGAATTTTTTTACAATTTATATAAGGAACACAATGAAGACAACTAAGATTCAAAAGACTAGGTTTTTTCCATTAAGATGGATCGGCAATTTCTGTGGTGAATATGCTGGTAATCACCTTATTAAGGCTATTGACTTAGATGAGTCTTTAGATAGTAACTTATCTTTTCGTTATAAATACCACGCAAAAATGTGGGTAATTCTTAACAAACCTTATGAGCGTTGGGGAACCTATTACCTTGTAGATCTTGACAAATAGAACTTCATGGTGTATAATTAAGTTATGAGTATATATGACTTGTCATTTATTGACAACAAAGGCAATGAAATAAAACTGGAAAGTTTTAAAGGTAAAAACATCCTGATAGTTAACACTGCAAGCCAGTGTGGATACACAGTACAGTATCAAGACTTACAAAAAATTCAAAGCGAATCTATTGCTGTAATTGGATTTCCATGTAACCAATTTGGTAACCAAGAACCAGGAACAACAGAAGAAATTGAATCATTCTGTACAAACGTTTATGGCATAACTTTTCCTATATCACAAAAGGTAGAAGTTAATGGTCCAAACGCTCACCCAATCTACAATCAACTAAAAGAAACTGCTATAGGTGGAAGAGATATCGGTTGGAACTTTGAGAAATTTTTAGTATCTATTGATGGATCAATTAGTCATTATCCTAGTTCTCATCAAGTGTTTGATATTATTAAATAGTATTTGACAATCCATTACCATTGGAGTATACTTGTTGTATGAGTATAGACGAAATGACATTACGAGAAGAAATCGCAAGGGCTATTGAGGCTCTTCCAATTGAGGACTCTATCACCAATGCCCTTGGTATGCGTATCCTTGCAGCAAAGGTTGCAAGAGGAGAAGATAACTATATGACTGAATTTTTTGATAGACAGGAGGAGTATAAGTGATTAGTGCATTTTTTATAATTCCAGCATTTATTATTGGATATGTTGCATGCTATGTTGTAATGACCTATAGAGTTAGTCAAGACTAGATTGAAGCCTTCTGCATACATCTTTGACGTAGATGGAACACTTGCTAATGTAGATCCCTACCTCCACTATGTTCGTGGCTCTAATAGGGACTACAACGCCTTTCATGAGGCTTCTATAGATGCCCTGCCAAATATAGAGGTTGTTCAGATGTTAAATAATGCTGTTTCTGATCGGCATGCAATACTTATTGTAACATCTCGTAAAGAAAAGTATCGTGGGCTAACATCTATGTGGCTTGCAAAAAATAATATTAGGTCTCATGCTTTATTTATGAGGGCAGATGATGATGGCAGACCAGACTACGAAGCAAAGAAAGATATGCTTGATAAGATTAATATACTCTGGGATGTTCTGCATGCCGTAGATGACAATCCAAATGTAATTAAGTTGTGGGAAGATCACGGAATCCTTACAACAAAAATTGGAACATGGGATGGAAACAAGTCTTGACACACACATCTCAATATGGTATGATTAGTTTATGAGCAAACGAGTTAAGAAGATTTATAAGTGCGTTGAGTGTGAGACTATGATTACGATTGTAACCAAGGTTCACGAACTTCCAGAATCAATCATATGTCCTTGTGACAATGTAGCAGAAAACCAGGGATCAAAATGAAAAAGTCTAACGACAAAGTATCTCAGCACAAGATTAAAAGAGCACTTAAGAATAAGAAAAGAATACAGGCCAAACCATACCTATCAAAGTTTGAGCAGCAACAAAAAAGAATAAGAGAAGAAATTATTCTTGGATCATTACGCTCAGTCCCTAACTAGAACTGGAGATATTGTGGTAGATCAAGACGAAGTAAATAAAATATCAAAAGAAATAAAGCGTTACATTATTAGACAACACATGAAAACATACTATCATTCTACTATTGGGATTTTATGCTTTCTTCTTGGCACATTTTTTGGCTTACTAATTAAATAAGTCCTAGCACCAGTAGCCAAGTTGGTTAAGGCACCGAACTCATAATTCGGCTATCGTAGGTTCAAGTCCTACCTGGTGTACAAGGCGAGTGTTGCATAATGGTAGTGCACCATCCTTCCAAGTTGGTTGTGCCAGTTCGATTCTGGTCACTCGCTCCAAACCTCTGTAGTTCAGTGGACAGAACGTTGGACTTCTAAGCCAAGCGTCGCAGGTTCGATTCCTGCCAGGGGTACATAGTTTAATTAAAAATAGATCTTAAAACAGATTCTGGCTTAACTCCGCCCAGCATATTATGATATTCTCCATCAATCAAAGCAATGAATGTTGGGACTGACTGAATCCTATATTCTCTAACTAAATCAAATTCCTCATCAACATCAACTTTTGTATATTTAATATCTGGATTATCATTAATAAATCTTTCAATCACTGGAGCCATCTGTTTGCATGGGTTACACCAGTCTGCTGTAAAGTGTAATAACTCTTTCATGGCTTTGGTTTATGCTTTACTTCATATGGTGCGATCTTAGATTTAATGCGACCATCTTTATATAATCTTACAATCCATCCATCTTTAATCTGAACTGGATTAAACGCTAATGATTTTTTCTTTGGCATAATTAGTCCTTAAATAAGTTAGTAACTCGTGTTTGCTTTGAGTAATCTTTTGCATCTTCTCTTATTGAAGTAAACAAAGACTTTCCAATTGATGAATCATACATGGCCATAGCAACCTCTGAGTCGCCCTCTGAAGAGCATTTAGGGCAGTCTGGACAGTCTACATTAAGTTCTTTACATGTCTCGCAATCGCACCCTTGGTATGTGCTTGTTGGCATCATTGAATCATCT